TCTCTTGCCCGCAAAATTAAAAATGATTCTCTAGAATACGGTGGAGACATGAGACAGGCTACTCAAAAAGTTAGCGATGGCTTACGCTACAGCGTTACTTTTGATGAAGAAAATTACGCCGAAAGTGTTGTTTCTACTATTGCTACCTTGCAGGATAAAGGCTATCAAGTTTCTCGAACAAAAAACTTTTGGCAAAAAGGTGATGCCTACCAAGGAATTAACGCAAAAATCATTCACCCAAGCGGTTTTGAAGTAGAGTTACAATTTCATACTCCAGATTCTTGGGATGTTAAACAAAACAAAAGCGAAGAAATTTATCAAATGTATCGAGTTGAAACAGATAACAAAAAACGCTTTAAGCACTGGAAGTCAATGGCTAAAATGTTTGCTCAAGTTGCCGTTCCTATTGGAGTTGCGTCTATTGGAGACCCAGCAATTCAAGCCTTTACTGCTGGTGGAAAACAATTTATTTTTAAGGCTAGAGCGAGGAAAATGTAATGCGCTATTTTTACCGTGTTGATTCTAGCGACATTGTTACCTCTGCCTATCGGTTTATGGTTGACGAAGAGTCAGAAACCATAACTGATGAAAAGTGGACACCAAATGGTTGGATTGATTCTGGAGATAAAGTAGTTGAATTTTTAATTACTGGTCTTGGCAACCTAGAAGAAGTAACCGAAGAGGACATAAAAAGGTACAGCCCTGAAATTTTAGAACTTCCAGAAGTTTCTTATGTGTCTAAATCTGCCGAAGAGCGCCGTTACACACTAGGTCCAATGTACGTTCCAGACCGAATTGACGCTCATAACGAATGGACAGATTCACTTGAGTTGCAAAAATCTGTTTGGGATTATGTCCGTAGCGGAGACCGCCGAATTCGCCTACAGCACGACAAAGAAGTTGTTGCTGGAGAATGGGTAGAAGTTATGGCGTGGCCGTATGAAGTGGCAGTTCCAATGCAAAAAGCAGACGGAACTTCAGCACAAATTACATTCCCACAAGATACGGTTTTTCTTGGAGTTATCTGGGAGCCATGGGCTTGGGAAATGGTAAAGGCTGGCAAACTTCGTGGTTACTCAGTTGGTGGACGCGCTCAAAGACTAGAAGTTGATTTGCCAGTTAGCAAAGAAGCAATGGCAGTTGACGGTCCAACCGTAGAATCAGTTCACGAAGATACTTTAATGGCACCTAAGCGCCGAAAGAAAAAGAAAGACGAGTCGGAAAAATCCGAATAGGCGACACGCCGAATCCATTGCGATTAGCACAATAGTGGTGTAATCCCATTGTGTTATTTTGAATCAATCAAGACTAGCGGAATGTTGCCCTGTTCAATAACAGGAACGGCACCCGCTCTGTTTACGCATAGGAGTTAGTGTGGCGTTTTCTCGCACTCGCAAAATGGTCAATCTCAACATTGAGGAAACCAGCGGAGTAGATTACCCAGCCCATTTACATGATGGTTGGTTAGTTATGAAAGCGGCAAACCCTTCAGACGTGCAGACAGTTCTTGAATCATCCGTTTCCAAGGAGGACTCCATGTCGGAGAGCATTGAAAGTCGGCTAGATGAAGCGTTAGAACTTCTGACAAAGGCTGAAGAACGTATTGCTGAACTGGAAGATGGCACCGAAGAAATTGCAGACGAAACTGTAGCCAAGAAAAAGAAGAAGAAGTACATGGCTAAAGAAGACGATGCAATGGATTCCTCAGAAGAGGAAGAGGACGTAATGAAGTCCATGCCAGAACCAGTACAAAAAGCATTTGAAACCTTGCGTAAGCAAGCAGAAGAAGCACAGGCAAAGGCTGATGAAGCCGAATCTGTACTTCAAACAGAGCGCGAAGCACACGCAGATGCCGAAGCGATTGAAAAGGCTCGTGGTTGGTCACATCTATCACTAGACGCACAAGAAGTAGGCCCAGCCCTTCGCCGTCTAGCACAGATTGACGAAACACTAGCAAAGTCAGTAACAGAAGTTCTTGAGAGTGTAAACGCTCAGGCTGAGTCTGCTGACATTTTTGCCGAGATTGGTCGCACGACTGGTACTTCTGGCAACGCATTTTCCCAGTTGGAATCAATGGCTAAGTCTGCTGTTTCCGAAGGTAAAGCGTCAACTGTTGAGCAAGCACTTGCTGACCTTGCAGTTGCCGAACCATCACTGTACTCACAGTACCTAAACGAGAAGGGTGCCTAACTCATGGCATACGAATTCAGTAACTATAGCGTTAAGGCAACACTCGTTGCGGGTGCAGACCTTTCCGCAAAGCAATACAACTTCGTTAAGTTGAATTCATCTGGACAGGCAATCGCCGTAGCCGCCGCTACCGACCTTCCAATTGGAATTCTTCAGAACGCACCAACATCAGGACAAGAAGCAGAAATTCTTATCTCTGGTGGTTCTAAGTTGGTTCTTGGTGGCACCGTTGCCGCCGCCGCAATTGTTAGCCCATCGTCAACTGGCGCTGGTGTAGCAATCGTTCATGGAACTGACACAACCAAGTACGCCGTAGGTCAAGCCATCACTGGTGGGGCTTCAGGCGAAATCGTAACCGTAGTCGTGAACTGCTCATCCGCAGGTCGCGCGGCTTAACCGAGAAAAGGATAATCACCCATGGCACAGCCACATTTGAATAGCGTCCACGTTGACGCAATTCTGACAAACATCTCGGTAGCATATATGCAAAGAGCCGAAAATTACATTGCAGACAAGGTATTCCCAGTAGTACCTGTTGACAAGAAGAGCAACAAGTTCTTCAAGTACACCAAGAACGATTGGTTCCGTGACGAAGCACAGCGCCGTGCAGATGCAACTGAATCCGCTGGTTCGGGCTACAGCCTAACCACCGATTCATACAATGCTGACGTATGGGCTTTCCACAAGGATGTGGGCGACCAGACACTTGCTAACGCAGATGCTCCGTTGTCACCACTTCGCGAAGCCGCTGAGTTCGTCACCAACCGCCTACTTCTTCGCCGTGAGATTCAGTTCGTTTCTGATTTCGTCACAACTGGCGTATGGGCAAATGACGTAACTGGTGTTGCAGGTACTCCTTCAACTGGAGAAGTTAAGCAATGGTCTGACTTTGCTAACTCTGACCCACTAGAAGACGTAGAAGCAGGTAAGGAAACCATTCTTGGAACTACAGGATACGAGCCAAACACACTTGTTCTTGGCTATCAGGTATTCCGTAAGTTGAAGAATCACCCAGACCTAGTTGACCGCATCAAGTACACATCATCCAACGTAATCACCGAAGAAATGATTGCTCGTATGTTTGGTGTAGACCGCGTGCTTGTCGCTAAGTCAGTAAAGGCAACAAACAAGGAAGGCGCCGCAGACGCAATGGCATTTAATGTCGGCAAGTCTGCTCTTCTTTGCCACGTTGCTCCAACTCCAGGCCTAATGACTCCATCCGCAGGTTACATCTTCTCTTGGAATGGTGTATCTGGCGGTCTTGGACAGACCATTGGTACTTCACAGTTCCGTATGGAAACCATTAAGGCAAGTCGTGTTGAAGCCGAAGTCGCGTTTGACAACAAGGTTGTTGCCGCTGACCTAGGTTACTTCTGGACTAGCATCGTAGCGTAATGCCTACGAAGCAGTATCGTGAGGTACTGCGCCCATTCGAACAGGGTGGGACTCTGCTAAAAGTCGGAGATGCCGTTGAGGTATCAGGCTGGAAGCACACCGATAAGTTAGTAACTATGCGGTATCTGAGTCCCACTCTTTTGAAGGGTGTTGAACCCACAGAAGAGAAAAGCACGCCAAAGGCTCCTGCTAAAAAGAAGGCAGTTGCCAAGGAAGATTCCGAAGCATAAGCAGTGGGGCGACCTTCACGGAGGTCGCCCTTTCTGTTTCTAGAAAGGCTTAAAATGACATTTACCTATTCAGGCAATCCATCTAGTTCTAATTTGGATTTAGTACGTTTCCTTTTACAGGATACGGTTTCAACTGATGAACTTTTAAGCAATGAAGAAATTACTTACTTACTTACCGCTTGGGGAAACCCACACGAAGCGGCGCGAGTTGGAGCAGAAACTATTGCTAGTCAGTTTACTCGCCTTGCAGATTCAACCTCTAAGTCTGTAGCAGATTTATCTATTTCCAAGTCTTACTCAAATAAGGCTAATCAATACCGTGAGTTGGCGCTTTCAATTGCTAACCAGCGTGCTCGTTTGTATCCGTCAGCCCCAGTTGTAAACTTAAATTCACTTAAAGGAACTAGGGAACGCACCTTTGATTCCCGTAAGAGCGATTTCTACGTTGGTATAGACGACAACAGGGGTAGTTAACCATGGCTATTGACCCTGAGTTGGCTGAAATGATGCAGGATAGTGCAACATTTTTTGCTGAAAGTTCCCGTGACGCTTACGGTAAAACATCATTTTCTGGCACATCCCAGACTGTAACTGGACGCCTTTCCTACAAAACTCAAATGATGAAAGACATGAATGGTCGGGATGTTGTTTCAGTTGGAAAGTTTTCCAGTTATGGCGCCGTGTCCCCTTCAGTAACCGTTAAGCACAAAATGGTTGTAGACGGAATAACCGTTCCAATTATTGCCGTTGATAGCATTACTGACGAAACTGACTTAGAGCATCACGTCATTGTTTACTTTGGGGCTTAAATGGCTAAAGCATCAATCAATACTAAAAAGAATTCCAAACTTTCACCAAACATTCAGGTTGAAGGTTTAGCCGAACTTGTAAATGGCTTGGTTCAGGCTGGCAGAGAAACAGATGTCCGTAATTCCTTTGCTTTGGCTCTAGCCGAGGAAGCGTCAGTTGTTTTTGCTCGCTCTCAAATGCTTGTTCCAGTTGATACTGGTCTTTTAAGAAGTTCTGGATACGTTTCTCCAGTTCAAGCCGATGGAAAAACTTCTTATGTTGAAATTTCTTACGGTGGACCTGCTTCGGCTTACGCAATGATTGTCCATGAAGGATTTGCACGTCACGCAGAACCAACCCAACGCAAGTATCTAGAACAACCTCTTTACGAACGCGCTCCAACATTTAGCAGAAACATTGGTATGAGAATGAAAGACATTTTATTAAGGATTCCTCGTGGCTAATACAATTTTAGAAGCAGTTGGCAATTACTTAGTTGCTCAGGGTCAAGGCACTCTTGGAACAAATTTGTTCCTTAGCCGTATGCCAGAAACCCCAGATGCGTGCGTTTGTATCTACGAAGGCGAAGGCGGTTTGCCTGAGTTCACCATGGGAACCACAATCCTAGATAATCCAGCAATTCAGATTATTGTCCGAGGTACACGGGAAGATTACGTCACCGCCAGAGACAAGGCTCAAACCATACGGCTTTTGCTGGCGTCCGTGGCTAACCAGACTTTATCTGGAGTTACGGTTCTTAGAATTGCTCCTATTGGCTCAGTTTTGCCTATGGGTCTTGATAAGAATGACCGTCCAATGATTAGCACAAACTACAGGGCTATTGTTTCAACATGACCCCTAGAGAGTTAGCCTGTATCCAAGCCATAGATGCCTGTATCGCACAGTTGCACGCTATTCGGCTTGCATTAGCAACGACTCTTGCAGAACCAAAAATTGAAGAAAATAACGACACGCCAGAGGTCTGTACTCACTCAAAACTACAAACAGTTGCAACAATGGGTGGAGGAAAGGTGTCATTTTGCCTAGATTGCGAAGTGCAATTTGAGGTGACACAGTGACCGAAGGGAAAGACCCATATGGCAAGAGTGAAAGAACTGATGACCTCCCTAGATGCTGGAGATGCAACAGAATTATCGCCCTCTCAGTTACAAGACCTTGGAGTATTAGATGCTCAAGGTGCAAAGCAGAAAACGGCGCTAAATAACGACCTTGAATCCCTGATTCAACGAGGAACAAGTGGACGAGTTCAATGCCCCGTTTATTTTGTTTTTGAAGAAGTAGATTCCGAAATTCACAAAAAACTAACAACCCTTATAGATGAAACTCCAGTTTCAGCAAGTCAAATTTCTGGATTACTTACAAAGCATGGATTTTCTGTTAGTCACTATGCAATTCAACGCCACAGACGAAGATTTAAAGATGGCGGTTGTAGGTGTCCTAAATGACATTTGACGAAGAAGTAAATCAACTTCTTGAACCCGTAGAAGCGGGCAAAACCCTAGAACCCAATCGCAAGAAAAGCGCAGATTGGTCATCTGGATTCCAATGGAACGGTGATGCTGGAACCGTAACCACCGACCCAATTGCAGGAACCGACCCACCACAATGGAACGCTGTTCTATCTATCTTTGAATTAAACCCTGATGAGTTCGAAATTGTTGAACCAGTGCTTTTCAATGCTTGGCACGGTGGCTCCCCAGAGGGTCCAGTTTTGTATCGCCAGTGGAAAGCCAAGGTAATCCGCAAAGTTCGGCAAAATACCGTTGATGTATCAGAACTTATTGACGAGATTAAAAAGCATAAGCCCGCAAAGAAAGAAATACCCACAGCCGAAGGTTCTTTCTGTGTAGTTCTAGCCGATTGGCAGATTGGTAAAGAAGGAACCACCGCTACAGTTCA